TAAACTGAATACGATTTTCAGTGTCTAAACCACCATCAATCTCATCTAGCTTAAGGATATTATAGTCTGTACTAGCATTAGCTAAGATAGCAAAACTAATAATCATAGATAGCATACAGATTTGTGATGTACTCATAGAAGAGATATCATCATTCATCAATCCGCTACCTAAGCATGGAATTCTAAACTCTGTTTCATTAATAACGAATGGTTGGATAACGAATTCACCACCAAAGATACATGAAGCCAATTCATTAGCTTTAACCATGATATCATTCATATAAGCACCAATGAATATGGTTTGAATACCAGTATTCGGAGATACATAATACTTGATAGCTTCGATACGTTCATAGTTATCAGTATACTCTTGCATTTCCTTATGATATTCATCAATAAGAATCTTATTATGAGCAATATCATCACGTTGAGCTATAAGTTCATTGTAATTATCCTTGCATCGTTCTGCAACAGCTGATTCTTCAAGAATCTTAGCATTAAGTTCCTTGATTAAGTCACGTTTAGCTTTAGACTCATTAGCTTTCTTCTCTAACTCTCTCATTTCTAGATCAATCTCTTGAATTCTATCTAAATGAGGAAGATTAGTTTCAGATTCTCTAATAGCATAGTCTGTTTCCATAACTAAAAGATCATAATCAGCTCTTTCACCTCTAAGATCACTTAGTTCTATCTCATAGCTATTACATTCTTTTGTCATTCTATCAATATCACTATTGATTTCATCAATGATGGACTTATTAGCATTATACTTAATAGCTGATTCTTTAAGAGAGTCTACTATCTTAGATACAGACTCTTTAGCTTCAAGCAAGTTATATGAGTTAGTCGCTCTATAGACATACTCTTCTAGGAACTTAGCTGTAGTATTATTAGTGATGGATTCAATAAATCCTTTCCAAATACCGTCAGCACCTATCTTAGTTAGATAAGACTTATTGCTTTCAAAGACAACTTGTAAAGCTTCTAGTTTATCCATGAATGATTTAGCTTCATTGGTAAGATGTAGCGTATTATTAAACTCTTTTAGTCTGTCTTTTACATCTTCAAGCCTATCAGTCAAAGTAATTAAAACCTTTTTAGGTTTCTTTTTCTCAGCTTCAATAGCTTCTACTATGAATACACAGTCAGTAAACTTACAATCCTTAGGCTTAAGCTCAAGATTCTTAGTTTTCTCTACTAAAGACTCATAGAAACCCATATCTGCTTCTATAGATATACGTTCTTTAGTACATGCTTCAATCTCTTTAGTTATAGTACCTAATGTACTCTCATAGAAAGAAGAGTTTCTAGTTACTAATGTATTTACATCTTCTCTAGTAATATGCTCATATCTATCCATAATAGCATAAGAGAAGTTATTCATCATATCGAATAGCTCTTTAAGTCTATCATACTCAGATTTATTGTCTATACGATATTGTAACTTAGCTATATCATCTTCAATAGCTTTAAGATTAGCTACAGCTTCATTATATCTACCAAACTCTTCTTCAGAGAAATCTGCATCAATAAAAGTCTCTAGTCTAGATTTCTTCTTATTGATTTCAGTATTGATATTAGCTATCTTTCTTTCACATTCGTCATGAGCATTATTTGTACGCTCTAATGCTTCTCTCCAACGTGGAAGATTATCTTTATCTTGCTCTAGTTGACGTTCTAATTCTTTAATGAGCTTAGCACGTTCTTCTACAGTATAGATATTCTCGATATGGTGTCTAAATATCGGAGACTGTTTTAATGTATTAGTAAGAGCTATACGATCTTGCTTAATAGATTCGTATCTGATATTAATAGTCTTATACTCTTCTAATAGCTTCTCTGCATTATTTTCATCTAGTTTAGCTTTAAGAATAGCTATACGTTGTATAGATGCATCTCTATCAGATATAGCTTGGCTAACTCGTTTAGTTATTGTATTATATCTAAGATCTAAGTCCTCCTTGTTACCAATACGGTTAATCTTTGCAGTCAAAGATTGTATTAGACTCTTATACATAGAATGCTTCTTGGATATAATCTTATACATAGCATTGTATGCTTCGATACCACTAATAATCGAAGACACAAATGACTTACGTTCAGCTGGTCTCTTATCAGCTAACCCTCTATCTTCGGAAGATAGTTGGCTTAATGCCAAGAAGTTAGAGTCTAGATTAAATAAAGAATAAATAATATCCTTAGCGGAACTTACATTCCAAGTCGGATTCAATTCTTCTTTACCATTAGGTCCATATTTATAGACTTGACCTTTAGTCTGTTTACGTTCACCCTTTTTGGTTATAGGGTACTCATATTCTATCTCATAAGTTATACCATTGTGTAAATATCGTATAACCTTTCTCCCAGTTACCCCTGGAACAATAGCATTAGAGTCATCATTAATTGGTGTAAGCGATTTAAGCAATGTACTCTTACCACTACCATTGGAGCCACGTATAATCACGATAGGATTCACATTTTGAGATAAATCTATCTCTAATACTTCATCACCACGTCCATTATAAATACCAATATAGTTCTCTAATCTTATATATGTAATACGCATAGTATACCCTCCTTATTAGAGGTCTGTTTAAATACTACTAAAAATTAATATACAGTATGGGAACAGTGTCCCATACTGTATACTTTGTTTTATCCACGAGTTAACTCATCAAGAGCTTTAGGCATAGCCTGTGTAGCCCAGTCTATTGGAACTGGTACGTCATATCTCCAATCGATTTCATATTCCTTACCACACTTAGTGCACTTGAATTTGAAATCATGTTTGTAATCCATAATCCATTTATGAGGGTCATCATGTTTACTGAGTATACTCAAATATGGAGTACGTTCACCCTTGAGTGATATAAGATATAATGATTCATTTCTACATTCAGGACACTCATGTGCCTGAACAAACATTGACTTAGCCATATTATTTCTTCTTGATACGACTAGTCAAGTAGTCTTGTTTAGCTTTTAAGATAGCTTTAGTATTTAGCTTTTGATTAGGCACAATGAAATTACCATTTGGTTTATAAGATGCCTTATCATTGTTTTCAAACCCTTTGAAGTCAGCTAGCTCTGGATGGTCTTTAATATAAGCGTCAACTTTCTCTTTGATGTATTTAACTAATACATCACGGTCTTCTTTACTTTCTTCTTTTTGGATATAAGCCAATAAAGATGGAGCATGAGCTAGAGTCATTTCCAATAGACGCTCATCAGAAGACTTTTGTAAGTGCTCTTTGACAAGCATTGGTACAACCAATTCATAGCGTTCATCGTTAAATACACGACCAGCCATACCTTTACCGATTTCTTCAGTATAGTATGGTTTTTGAGATGCTTCACGTAACAAGTCACCAATCAATGGTATGAAGTATATACATGCATTGGTATTGTGTAATGTAGTGATAGCATCAATTACAGGTCTGTAATCACAGAAGTTTGTATCTAATAGAGTACGGTATACTTTATTAGCATATGTATGTGGCATTTCCATACCAGAGAATACATAGTTGTACATGAAATCAATATATAGAGTTACTGCAATAATAGCATCTTGATTAGCATCAGGTGTAGCAGTTCTATAGATGTATTTAGTGATTTCATGGAATAGATCAATGATAGCATTGTAGTGCTTATCTTGCATAGCTTTCAATACCGCTTTGATATTGATTAGTGAGATTTCATTATATACATAATTATCACTATCATCAGCAATGTCTACACGTATATTAGCAATGAACTTATCAAGAGCTACGTTTTCATCAGTATCTAAGTATACATAACCGATTAACTTGTTTGTAGCAAAGCGATGGATTACTAAACGTACATCGTTATACTCAATACTATTCTCTTCAGTCATGAAATATTTATTGATATGAGATGCTAAACATCTAGCGTTCTCACCATAGAAATCACAGTTAGGTAGAAGATTGTATCTCTCTTTATCTTTAAAGATAGATTGTTTAAGATCTTCTGCTAGTTTAGAAAAATCTAGCGATACTGGAATATTCATTTGAATTCCTCCTATTAAAAATAATGTATATAGTATGGGTACATAAGACCCATACTATATACTTATTAGGTTAGACTACTTCAGTGTGCTTAATAGCACGAATGTCACCTTCGATAACTTTAACCGCATCAGAGTAACGGCAATCTGCCATATCAAGAATGATATCAGAATATACACGTTCAACCCCATTAACGATTACTTTACCGAATTCTGTTTTTAAACCTAGTTGATTATTGCGTTCTTTAAGCTCTTCCATTTGTTGACGAGACATAATGAACACACGATGATAAATATCTTTTACTGCCATAGTAAACACTCCCCAGTTAATCTTCGACTATAAGATCTCCAGGTTGATAGTTTGACTGTTTAGCTAGGCTTATGGATTTACCCATTTGATACATTTCATAGATAGCACGATTCTTACCATCATCTGCTCCCTCAAGAACAGCTCCGATATCATCTGCTAATTCAAATGCGGACTTAACACCAATAGCATCTCTATAACTTTGTTTAAGTTCATTGAAAGATGCATCCCAGCTATTAGGTTCACCATCACTAGTAAACGTATATCCATCATATACACTTTGATTCAATGGACACATAATACCACTAGTACCAGGTTCAGTTGGTGAAGAGGTATTAAAGTCTAAGATACCTAAGTGAGATGGAGAGATACGTTTAAGTCTACCCTCGAGATTCTTATTGGATGTTTCACCAGGACCTGTAGGTCCTTTGAAAGTCCACTTTAATTGTAATATAGCATCACGTTCATTAACCATATTACGGAAACCTTTGATACCACTCTTTTGTAACTCAGATATTAAGTACATAGGTTTGATATCGATACATTGTCTAAAACGTTTGATTATAGTATCGGATTTAAGACGTCTAGCTATATCATTTAAACGATACATACCTGTATTTAGTTTCATTACATATAGAGACGCAATCCATTCAGACCATCTAATACGCTTATTGGTAACATCAGTGTTATCTTTAAGTCGAATATTAGAGAACTCTGCCATCATCCATCTCAGTATCATATAAATATTAGATTTATATTCATATGGTAATCTGATATTCTTCTTAGTGACTATATCGTATTGATCTTCTAAGGAATATAAAGCAGATAAGCCTTTCTCATATTCCATATTATTCTTAACGAAATGTGCACCAAGAGAAATAACCCAGTAGTCTTTATTGAATAATGACTCTGCTGTATATCCAGTCTTTAAACTACGAAGATTATCTAAGATAGTTATAACTGCTGATTGATATACACGGTCATTATCAAATAATATCTTAGCTACTTTTACATAACCTATACGGCTAGTAGTGGCTTGACATTTGAACGTATAGTAATTCTCTTCTTCCTCAAAAGGTTCTTTAGAAATGAAGATAGTATTGTCAAATCCAAATAAGCTTAATGCTTCGTATAAACCATACTTAGCAAATAAGTATTTGAATGCTGGAACTTTTCTATCTACTGCATTCTTCTTACCCTTATAGGAAGCACCATTAGACATGATAGAATATACTGTACCGTTAAGTACAGTACCATCAGTAGTCTGATAGTCATAGAAGTTACGAATCATGCGTAAAGCACCAAAGACAGTCTTCAATGTAATCTTTTGTACTTTAGATGACTTTGCTAATGTATTATTGTAAGTACTCCCATCTACTAATTGGAAAGATGGGAAGTATGTATTACCATTTAAGATGATATAAGCACCCTCGAATACTCTAGGTACTGCTATATACACATCAAATGTATCACTATAACCATTGACTTCAATGTAATAGGTTACCTTGAGTATCTTAAGATAACTATCTTTGATTGGTACAGTGATATTATCATTGTTTTCTATGAGAAGTCTGTTTACTTCATCATAGTCTTCTATAGTATCGAATCCTAAAATCTTGACTGTGAAATACTTATCACGTTGACAAGATATAAGCATAGCTTTTAGGTCTTCGATAATAGCATCATCGGATTTAGAGAAGAATACGTCATTAAACTTAGGACGATTCTTATCATTATAATCGGCAATGAACTTGCTTTGCCAACTATTGTTCATCGTTACCCTCCTCTTCCGTTCCATTTGTTAGTTTGATCATTATCTCTTCTCCCATAGGATTAGGGATATCTCCATCCTTGTCTTTGAGAATGAGATAAGCATCTATATCTGTCTTATCACAGATAGTCACTAACTTATTTAAAGTCATAGATGGCTTATCAAATATACGTTTATCGTTATTGAAGTTCTCACCAAAACGATAACCATATAAATCTAAGTCAATCTTCTTCTTTGCAATAGCTGTTTTCATACCAACCATTTCTGGAGAGTCATCAGAATGGATTGGTGGTGCAAAGATATTATCTGGTGTGACATTACTAAGTAATCTATTATCCAAAGAGAATGCCTCTTTAGACTTAGCTACTACGTCACTAATACTAGATGTATTATCCCAATCCACATGTTCCAATTTATCAAATGTAAAGTTATCTCTCTCTTCGTCAGATGGTTCGATAAACTTTAAGAATGGACCATGTTTATAGAATCCTGCTTTACCTGGATTCTTACTTATGTAAGTTTGAGTTGTGCTAGGATAAATAATACCAGTTCCCTCATCAATATACCCCATGAATGATACATCATTCATAAAGTAATCATTATAGTCTGTATCTATATCATACAGACTAAGTAGTTTCCCTTCACATATTGCACGCTTCATGATTTAACCCCGCTAATAAAAATTATACAAGGACCTAGGGGAAATACCCCTAGACCCTGGATTTGTATAATCTTATTTACTATTGTTGGTTACATTTGTCGTCTTTGACATAAGTTTTCAATGCAGTACCTGGTTCAATAGCTACTACACGATTACCCTCTTCATCTAAAGATACTGCAATAGTAATAGTATCTTCGATATCGATTTCAAGACCCTCTTCAGTGATTTCATCACGAGTCAAGCTATTAGTGTAATTCAAGATAGTACTGAATAATACACGCAAGAAATCGTAAAGAAGTTCTGGTGTTTGGAAACGGTTTTTAACCTCTTCCAAGATGAATTTGTTTACGAATTCTTGAAGCTCACGTTCAGAAGCCGCAATAGTGTATTGACATAATTCACTATTGTCAACTAATTCCTTATCAGTAGTGAAGGATACATCAAAGGATGTTTTGTTTTCTTGGTCCACTGTACGGTTAACTAACAATGCACACAAGAACACACCATCTGTATTACTAATAGTAACTGCAGATGTAGTAATGTCCGCACCACCTACTTTGGATAAGAAGTTAGCCAAAGAGAAGATGATTGGACGGAATAATTCTTTAAAACTTGCTAATGGAACATCAAAGCCTACTTCATCAACTAGACGAGAGTTCCATGTTTGAAAAATAGTTGTTTCTGTTAGGTTCTTAATCATAATAATATCCTCCTATAACCAAAAGAAACGAGATAGCAAACCACTATCTCATTTATAATATATACTTATAGATTTGTTTCACTAGGGTTAAACTTTTATATTTAACCCTAGTTGAGCTACTAGCTCATCTATAGTTACAATTGGAATACCATACTTATCAGCTTTAGCTGTCTTTGAAGATGTGTAATCCTTGTAAGGTACTACAAGATAATCTGTAGACTTAGTTATGGATTCACTAGGCATATCTCCATTAGCCATTAAAGCCGCTTCGACATTAGCATCTCTAATACCAGTAAAGCATATACGTTTAGCTGGCTTAGCATTGATACTATGTTTCAAATTAGGTATCTTTGTATAGATATAGACTAAGTCATCAGCAAATATTACACGTTCTTTAAGAATAGTATCTACTGTACGTTGTCCTATACCTG